AGTCTGCGGCATGCTTACGGTGCGCCATAAACTTAATTGCCATACCTTCGCCAACCAAGCCCGACACCATGTCTGTATTGGCACTGTCTGGCATGTCGTCATCAATCATCTCACTTACAAAACTCCATGTACGTGGAGTAGGGAAGGCACGATCGTGTTGCGTAGGCTCAAAGTTGTACAAGTCACCTTTGAACTGCTTCAAGAAGCCAACCACGTGTGGATGGATCTCATTCATAATGGCCCATTGTTCCCAGTCTTCAAAGTCCACTCGGATTTCCAAGTGCATGAAGCGGTTGGCCAGTGGGCTAGGCATACGATATGTAACACCCTTGTCACCCATTCGGTTACCTGCGGCAATTAGAACCACATTGTCTGGTAATGTGTACTGTCCAACCTTGCGGTTAAGGATCAGCTGGTAAGCCGCGGCTTGAACAGCAGGAGGAGCACTGTTAAGCTCATCTAAGAACAAGAAGATAGTGTCATATTCTTTGGCAAAATCTTTGCTGGGCAATTCTGAAGGGGTAGCCCATTTCATAGTATTGTCACCTTGACTGTAGTAAGGGACACCTTTAATGTCTGTAGGATCCATAAGAGCCATACGCAAGTCGACTACAGTAGAGTTAGCAAACTCTGCGGCAACCTGATTCACCATGTCACTCTTGCCAACTCCGGGAGGTCCCCAGATAAAGACTGGTCGGCGTTTTGCAACGGCTCGGCGCAGGATAGGTTTGCACTCGCTAATCTTAACGGTGCGTGTCTCTACTTGATTTCCCATTTGGTGGCTCCTACTTAGGGTGTGTTAAAATTTAATTATAGCATAAGATGGGGTATGTGTCAATACCCCATCTTATCATTTTAGGCAACTGCCTTGATAACTTCTGCAGGCATAACTTGAGCAACAAATTCTGATGCATCAATTTGATCCTTGGTCATTGGCTGTGGCAGTTCTACAAACTTAACATCTGTGCAACCAGCACGAACTAATGTACGAGTACGACGTTTGTCGTTAGTGTAACGTACCGCGCCTTTACCTTTTTTGTCAACAGCATAGCCAACATGGGTAAATGTCTCACCTACAACAACTTCTGCAATAGCGGCTTTAACCACAGCAGGTGCCACAGGAGCAACAACTACTAATTCCATAACACCTGCGGCGCGAGCGGCACGTTTACGAATAGCGTTAGGGGTTTGAGAAAAAACTTTAGACATATAAAAACTCCAATTTGTGTGTTGAGTAAAATATTGCAGAACCTTTCCGCAATACTGTTATTATACTATAGACCCAGACCCCTGTCAACCTCTTTTTGAGTCTTTGCGTGTCGTTTATATGCAACACGACTCTGCTCAACCCGACCTTTAAAAGGGGTATTTGCAGAGTACAGTTCCACACAACGGCGCTTTTGACGCTCGAGTTTGATAGTGATAGTGTTCCGTTTCATAGTGTTACTATTATATGTGGTATAGAGCCAAGAGTCAACCTATTTTTGGTGTTTTTTGACTCTTTTTTGTTGTATTTTTGCAACAATTAGCGGTTTGCCAAGTCTCTTGCGTGTCTTAGCACTTGACTCATACGACCAAAGTTTATACTGGCCAATTCCAGCAGTAAATCAACTGGCGTTGTTGCAATGCTGGCCATGCCAAATGCTATTTCGCCCATGTCTGCAAAGTATTTGTTACTGGGCCATCGGGCTTGTTTAAGTTGCCAAGCATCAATCAGCAAACACTCTTCGCCTATGGAACGTAGATCAATGCGCTTGGTTAGGCCAGGTTTGTTTTGTGCAGTCAGCAGTTTGATTGCAATTGGTTCATCCCATATATCAGTACGTTCAAACGACCGTGCTACAGTATGGACTAGGAATGCTTCAACATCAGGTTGCAAATATGTTTTGCTAACACCCTGCGCTTCAGACACCAATTCCCAACCTGCTTGAACATACGGTTGCCAATTCTGCATACAAATATTTATGCAGTATTTAGAAGTTACCGTAGTTAGCCTTTGCTAAGTGCTCGTCTGCTTAGTCCACTAAGCCAAAGAACAATGTCGTCGTTTAATAAACGTATTTCCATGGCATCATTCTCCCCAAATATACGAAAGTATCCTGCTCCGTGATAGTAAGGCCAGTCTAGGTGTTGTTCAAGTCCAATCAAGTGCCCGGGTTTAGGACTCCATCCAGTGGGACATTGATAAGACCAATATCGAAAATGTGGCCTCATTAGTTCCCAACCAAATGTGGTTAGACGTAAACCTTTTTGCTTGCCTGGTTGATAATTTTTAAACACCGTGTATGGTGTTATTTTAGTGGCCTCCCATATATGAGGCACAGGATACTGAGTCAGGTACTCAGATATCTTTAAAGCTAGGTCCTGACTCATTAATTTTGCGACCTTGCTTGAGCTCAACTACACTAAAATCTGTAGTCTTGAACATCTTGTTTAAACGATCGGCTAGATTGAATGCATGACCAGGATTAGAGAAACTTACCTTTTTATATTTTGGGCCCGGGTAGCTGACCAAGCTGTTTAGCGTACGAAGATTTATAGGCTTATCTTTGTAGAATACAGCATAGATAGCATCTGCCGCAAGAACTTCTTCGCTTTTATATGTGCGAGGATTGGTGTTTGTTAATATAATAGTGGGTTTAGGTCTGCTCATACACTTATTTATCATAAGTGCGTACATAATGAGCCTATTAAATACCGCTTAAATTGACAATTTATTTGAAGTAACAGTCCTAAGCTTGCTACCGTATGCCACTACGCAACTGAGTTCTCTGTTGCCATTGTCAGTCAAAACCAAGGTCCATTCTCTAGTTGTTCTATTAGCCCAAAACGACATTATAAACATGTCATCAACTGCGCCAGTAGCAATGATTGCTTCACCGCTACTGCCCAAGGCTTCACCAATCTCTAAACTGGCACCACATGCCCATTTGCTATCAACTATTATGCTTGAGGCCAAGACTGACTTTGCTACAAAGTATAGCACTAGTCCAATGATGATGAGTTTAGTTATAGCTGGACGCCAGCCATTGAGTATGTTGTTGAGCATTATCTGAAGCCTTCTGTAATCCATACTTACCACAGAACTTCATAAAATGAGGTCCTACGGAGGGATTACGTTCCTTCTGTACAGCCTCAGCAATAGACTGATCAAGCACAGCCTTGATGTTGTCGGGTTGTGCCGTTAAGTCAATGATACTCCTGTTACGTTCGTAATCATCACGCACCAAGTGTTCGACACCCTCATGGTCGGTCCAACGCTGAAGCATTAGATTGTTCCACATGAATCCTTTGTTGTCTCGGTCGGCAAAGGCCTCACGGAGACCAACCTTATTCTTTGTGCCTTTCTCACGTACTCCCGGATAAGCAGAAAAGACATTGTCGGAGGTGTCGCCACGCATACACTTCTCAAACAGTAACCATTCTGGGTCTGGTGCGGCTTTGACTTCGCCAGTTTTCTTATCCTTGATAGGTTTGCGCTTGTCATCAAAGTATCCTTCGTGTGTGGTCAGTACTCCACTGATGCCATTGAACAACTGAACATTGGGTGCGATCAGCTGTTCAAAGTCTGTGTCGCTTGATACGATTGTGTGATTGTCTCCGGGATGCAATTGAATCCAACGGGCAATAAAGTCATCAGCTTCGCAAACAGGATTGCGTAGTACTGTTACGTTGGTCTTAGTGCTAATGTATTCGTAAAACTTGTCAAAGCTTTCCCAGAATAACTTTTCTTCTTCTGATTCTTTGACTGTATGTTTTGCACGACCTTCAGCTCGGTTAGCTTTGTATGGTGCGTATACATCCTTGCGCCAGCTACGACCTTCAAAGCAGAACACAACATGCTTGCCCTGGCGTTCGCGCCACTCTCTTAAAACAGATGCAAGAATAATGTGATAGCTCATTGCTACACGTTCTTCTGGATCACCAGTACGGATCACGTGCCGTGCGCGAAAGAATAGATTTGCGGCATCAACGATTAAGTAACTCATGTGTGTATTGTAGCACAAGCTACAAGCAAAGTCAAGCTTGACTACGAGTTTTTTCGTTTGTTGCCATACGTCCAGCTTCGGCTATGAATGAGCCATCTGCAACACCATCCATGCTGACATTTCGGCACATGTCAGTGAACCAGTTGTCCACAATTTCTTCTGCAGTTGGTCCACTGTATCCATTTGCTATTAGGAACATAACAAATGCTGGATTCCATTCTAATTCAAAGTAACCAGATTTTGGATTGCTTGGATCAACATGTGCTTTAACAACATTTACCCAAGGCTCTTTGCTGTCCTGCATTGATTTGGCAGTTTGCTTTCGTTTAAAAAAGTTCTTGATATAGTTTAGCATATTAATAGTTATGTGAGAATTATTGTTTAGTTTGCTCTAATATCAAGGAAGTCTCCCCAGTTAGATTCTACTCCAGGACATAGTTGAAACGAATAATAACTGTCTCTGGTGTAGTCTATTTCAATTAGGCCTTCGTCTGCTACTTTATTGATAAAATTATCTTTGTATTTTTTTCTCATCATTGCAATTTTGCCAGTACTAAATGCAATAGGTTTAAAATCAGTAGATAAAATATACTGAAAAAATAATAGCATATTGGGATGTTGAGGGCGCATATCATCAAATACAATGATGCCATCATCACTTAGATTATTCTTAATGATATACTCAAACATATTCTTACTAAGCTCATATGCCCCTGCTGTAAGATCAAAGTGTATTAGATCAAACTTCTTACCTTGAGTTTCTTCTATGCTTTCATACATAATCATGTGTGGTTTTGGAATTTTGTAATGTATTGCAAGACGAAACCAATAATTGTTAAATTCTAAAGGGTTAGATGGGGGAAGATAATATTTCCCCACCTTTTGAAATAATACACGTTCTTTCCATGGTGGAACATTATCTTCGTGCCAACCGTTGAATTGGTTGATATTTAAATACCGGCCTGTAACAGGAGTGTTATTTCTAATAGCTGTTGCAAGTTCTTTTGTATACAAACCGGTATCAACTAATGTCCAATCAAATTGTTCTTGCAAACCTGACGACCTGATAATTTCTTCAACAATGAATGGCAGTGTACCAAAAAAACTACCCAAGTCTAGTATATGCTTGGGTTTTTTAACATGCGATAGTAGTGCAAATAGTACAGCATCAGGCCAATGGAAATTAAGAACTACTTCTGGTTCAAAAAGTGCATAGTAGTCAAGCGATTTAAACCCATCACGTATATACTCTTTGGTCAACCGGGGTATCAGTAACGTCGGCGGCCCTTTATTAATATTAATGCTCATCAAATAAACTACCTTTACGTGTTTCAATTTCTACTAGAACTATTTCGCGCCACTCGTTTGACTCCATGTACCACTTGGCTCGTTCTTCTTCAGTTCGAAAACATGCACCACAATAGTTTTCATCAGTTTGGCAATAACCTTCACATGGGTTCGTTGCGTTGGCATGCTCCATGCTATTAACTTTGTCTGTCATAATATGAATTTTGATGTTCGTCGTGTTTTGATTGTTTAGTTGTTGGCTTTAGCAAGGCAGCCAGTTTAGTTTTGATATTATTACCAGCTGTTGTCTTTTTCTTGGAACTTGCCAGTGGTGAATACCCATCATATCGCATGGCCTGTACTCTGTAGTCAGTCTTACATACTTTACATTCTTGATTTAAAGGTAAAGTATAAAACAAGTTATTTGTGTTGCAAAGATGAGACCATGTGTTTGTCATGCGCTTACTTATGCTTGATTTAAAGTATTAGTGTTTTTACGGTCATTGGCAAACTTCTTAGAACTTTCAACAGCAGATTTTAAAGTTTCTGCGTAGTTGATTGTTTGTTGTTCAGTCATTATAATACTTGCTTCGTATTCAATGTAACCTTTAGTAAGCAAAGTCCAAATTTGCTTCCAACGATTGACTTCCCACCATTTAGTTTTTTCAGTAGTATAGATTGTCACAGAAACATTACTATCTTCAGCCTCAACCCAAACATGATGAGTGTGGTCGCTATCCCCACAATCGCAAATCACTGCGTATTGTACAGCATCACCATAGTCTCTTGTTAAGAGAATGCCTTGTGCAGGCGTTTGTGCTTTCATTACTTGCCCCAACCATTGGACCAAATGTCAACGTGTAGTCTAGGGCTATAACGATAACCACGCACTAGTGCTTCATCAGCAATGTGTCTTGTGTTTGAGAAGTATGCTTTGTCTGTTCCGCCAACTGGCATCACATAGACCTGTCCGCCAAATCCTGCCTTTCGATACGCATTGACAGCCTGATCTACTTCATCAAAATCTTTTATGTTATCGATTACAAATTTTAAATAGGTATAACCAAGAGTTTGATATTCAACAACAACATCTGGCTTGATGGCATCACTCCATTTTTCTCCACTTGAACTCAATTTTGGGCTTACACTAAAAGTTAGATAGTCACGATCTCTACCAAAGCGTGTCCATTCTTCAAATAGATATGTGTGGAAGTCTTCATGCAAAGTCTGAGTACCATTTGTTTCAAATGTCAGGTTTGTTAAATCTGCCATACGACTATTGCTTAACAGACTAGGGTAAAGCATTTGCCAACCCAGCAGTGGCTCACCACCTGTGATAACAAGATGAACATCATTGCCATTGTCTTGTACCCATTTATTATTGGGAGTAAGATCTAACATTGTGTCAATGCTTTGCTCAACACTATAGCTAGGGCTCAGATGTTTAAAAGCAGGATGCCATGACGCATAGCTGTCACATCCTGTATTTGCCAATGGTAAATCATTAAAGGTTGAGTACAGGTGTACTACCTTACCAATGTCATCTGGCTCTGTTGTTTTCTCACCAGCCGGTAATCCAAAGCCTGCACACTTGAAGTTGCAACCAAATGTTCTAAAGAACACACTGGGTACGCCAATAAAGCGTCCTTCGCCTTGTGCGCTATAAAATACTTCGCTTACTTTAAATTCATTCATAGATAGTAGACCATACTTTCAGTTTTTCAATTTTAGCTTGCTTGGCCTTGTCAAGGCCAGCTTCTGTTACAATACCTTTTAATTGTAACAGATCTACCATGGCAAGTAAATCCCCAATTTCACCTTCTAGGTGCTGTGCATTAGTTAGGGGTTTGCCTGGCTTGAGGTTATCCAAACCAAAGCGATGACACTTGCTTACTGCTTGAATTACCTCTGCACATTCTTCGCTGAGGATGTTCATTACTTCACGTAGTTTATTATCCATACTATTCCTTATCAAATTTCAATCAGGATACTTGGATCCCAGCCCGATACTTCACCGTGTGATTCATAACCACGTGGGTTACAAACAACTCTTGTTTCACCAATCATGTAATCAAATGTTTGGTGCATATGACCATGTGTCCACAACTTAATCTGTGGGCGATCCATGATAAACTCACTAAGATCACTGGCGTAGCCACCATTCATAAGTGTATCATGCTTGTACTGTTCACCGATGCTTTGAAAGCTAGGTGCATGATGTCCAACTACAACACACTTTCTATCACCATTGGCATCAACCATTTGTTTAATATATTCAACAGTTTTACGATAACGGTCCATGGCATGAGCAGGACGTAGTTTTGTATATCCATGCTCGTCATTACGAATAACACGGAAGTCATTCATCATATCACCAATGGCATGTAATGTAAGTGGATCACCTTTGTTCATGTCTGTCCATAGTGTACCACCAACAAATAGCACACCATCAATGAACTGCATGTCACGTTCTAAAAAGTAAATGTTAGGAAATTTAGCACATTCTTCACGCAGGTGCTCTACACCCCGATGGAACTCGCCGTGATAGAATTCATGATTACCAGCAACATAAACCACATGCGGAAATTGAAAACTACAACGCTTCAAGAAGTCACGGAATAATTGAGCACGAGCCTGACCAAATTTTAGTGCCGCAATTTCTAAGTGGCTGTACTTGGATTCGGGGTGGTCGTGTAAGTCGTTAATGATTAGTATATCACCAGACAAAATAAGGACATCATAGTCCTTGTCGTTTTTAATGTTAATGTCTACAAACTCAAGGTGTAAATCACTAACCAGTTTGATCTTCATCGCCAGCTTCCAGTTT